CGGCGGAGGTGGCGGTCAAGGTAACGATGAAGGATTAGGAGTTGTAGGTGGATATGAAAGTGAAACCAATGGAGGTCAAACATCCCAAGAAGGTAGATTCGACCGAGGGAGACCTGGTGAAAATGGTAACTCTGAACAGGGTGGTACTGGTGGTAATGGTGGAAATAATGATGGGGAAGCAAGAGGTGGAAAGGGTGGTGCCGGTTTTGGCGCTATAGTTAGTATGCAGAACAATGATGGTGAGAAAGGGTTCAAAGGTAGCAGCAATCAAGAAGAATTCACCAAAGGAGGTGCTGGTGGAAAAGGTGGCAGTTCTGTTAGAAGAAAAAATAGTGGTGTCTCATTTAATGTTTATAATGGAGGATTAATGGTTGGTAATTGGACAAATAGCAGCAGTAATCAGGGATTTAGTTGATAATAATAAATACTTGAAATCTTCACTATATTATGATAACAGATCATATTATCAGGTATGAGAGTGTATTTGATAAAAAAGAACTTGAGGTAATAATCGATAGAATTGATTACTTAGAGGAATCTAGTTGGTTATTTCACAATAAAGATTCACTTCATTTACACGATCATAGAGAAATAAATCTATCACAAAATTTAGAATTATATCTATCATCTAGTGATAGAACAGTCTCTCTTATACTTCCAAAATTGCAACCCTGTATAGACGATTATATAGAAAATTTTAGTGTATTAAGTAATAACAAATTTTTGTTCTATGATTGTAAGTTGAAAAAGATTCTTGAGGGTGGAGGTTTTCATAATTGGCATTATGAAAGTTCAAGTTTGATGACCTCTGCTAGATCCTTTGTAGTTCAAGTCTATCTAAATGACAATTTTGAGTATGGGGAAACTGAATTTTTATATCAAGGAAAACGAGAAAAACCAGTTGCTGGTGATGTATTAGTATTCCCAGCATCTTTTACACATACACACAGAGGCAATCCTCCCATAGGTGGAACAAAATACTTGGCAACCACATGGGCGATGTTACAAGGAAGCACAGATGATGAGTATTGATTATGGAAACATTAGAAGTTACAAAATTTGAAGGTCCATTCCCACATTTAATTGTTGAAGATTTTTATAATAAAGAAGAACTAGATCTTATCTGGGAAGAGTTAAACTATTATACAAAACCAGGAAAACTATTACCTGCAGAAAAATTTGGTGGAATAGTTGGATACACAAATTCTAATGCTTTAGCACTAGATGATGTATATGGAAATGGTTCAGTTGATGATAATTATAGATCATTATCAAATATATTAACGGTAAATCGAAAGTTATTTGATTGTGGTGTCCTGGATATTTTTGCTGATACTCATCCGTGTTGTGGTATCTCTACTGAGACAAATTATGATATCACAAAAGTGAGATATTATCACAATGGCGAATATTATAAACCACACATTGATAGGTCAATGCACTTTTTAGCATTTTCCTATTTCTATAAAGAACCTAAAAACTTTCAAGGTGGTGAACTTCAATTCCCACAATATGATTATGAACTAGATTGTATGAATAATTCTACCATAATCTTCCCTGGATGGGTAGAACATGGAGTAAAAGAAGTAAAGATAGAGGATTCTGAATACTATGATGGTGGTGGTCGATACTGTATTTCAAGTTTTTTCGGTTGTAAAATCCGCGACACTTGACAAAATCTAAGAATATAAGTAGAATTGGTTTGTTGCCTTTGAAGAGATGAAAGCTTTAGATTTATTTCCTGTATCAATATATCAATCACAAGTAGAAGAAGATGAATCTACTTGGTTAAAAGATAGAGTTCTAGATGATATTTTAGAGCAGTCTAACAATGTGGAGATTCCAGAGAATTGGGCTACTAATAATATCAAAACATCTTGGGGAACTACGAATCAAGTTTTTGTAGACCATGAAAACTCTTTTGATCCAATTTTTTCTAAGTACCTATTATCGCAATTTGATAGAAGATTTGTTTTTACACTTAGTGGTGAATTGTGGTTTAATTATTACCCAGAGGGTGCTTGGCAAGAACTTCACGATCACATTCCTTCAGCAGATGTAAAATCACATTTTTCATGTATTTACTACCTATCTTATGATGAAGAAGTTCATACTCCAGCACAATTTTATGATCCTGTAGCACAATTAAGACCTCATAGTGTATCACTCAATGGTGTTGAGGATTTTTATAGTCCTAAAGTAAAAGAAGGAACATTCTTGATGTTCCCGACTTATCTTCAGCATAGAGTAAAACCACAAAAGGCATCAGATACTCCAAGAGTCACAATATCTTTCAATGTGACTGTTGATGATGCTTGAAATTTTTGATAATTTTTTATCTGTAGATGATGTTTTTCGCGTACTAGATTATTGTGTCGAGGCATCATATAATTATGGTGAGTTTGATAGTCCTGAGGATCTTCCCACAGGTATGACTCATAACATTGAAAAAAATAGTGAAATATATGAATTATTTCATACTAAGACAAAACATCTTGTAGATGATTTTGTTCTGAATAGAATGTATATTAACTGTTTTGCTTCGAGTGAAAATCCACATTTTCATGTTGATGGTATGGATGGAATAACTTTTATCTATTACGCAAATGATGAGTGGAATTTAGAGATGGGTGGCGAAACTCAATTTTATATTGATGAGGAGATAAAAGGAGTTTTACCATATCCAAACAGAATGATAATGTTTGATTCGGACATTATACATCGTGCTACAACATTCAGAGAGGGACACCGATTCACGTTAGCAATTAAATACGGTCCAGTTCAGTAACTGGTTATGGGGTCATACAGACCCCTTTTTCATGCTATACTGACTTCAGTTCAAACGATCTTAGTGCCCCTCACCCTTCGCCCACACCAGCACACTGCCGTTAAAGCAATGCTGGAGCATGACAAAGGACAGATCATCATTCCTACAGGTGGTGGTAAAACCATCTGCATGATTGAGGATGCCAAGCAACAGTTTGATCGTGAGGGATCAACAACCATCGTTGTGGTTGCTCCTCGTATTCTGCTTGCAGAACAACTATGTTCCGAGTTCCTAGAGATCATTACTGATCCTATGGTTCGTGTTCTTCACGTTCATAGTGGAGATACTAAGCACGAATCTACAACCAAACCAGCACACATTTATGACTGGGCGGTACAAACTTGGAAGCGTAATCGTATTATCTTTACCACCTATCACTCCCTGCATCGTATTCAGGAATCTGGTATTCATGTTGATACGATTTATTTTGATGAGGCACACAATTCAGTAAAGCGTAACTTCTTTCCTGCTACTGAGTTTTTCAGTCATAATGCTGATCGTTGTTACTTCTATACTGCTACTCCTAAACATTCAGTTACTATTTTCAAACCTGGAATGAATGATCCTGAAGTTTATGGAAATGTTATTGTAAATGTCCCTGCACCCAGACTGGTTGAAGAAGGTTACATCCTTCCCCCTAAAGTTGTTATCAAACAACTACCACAAGGTGATTACAAACAAACTGACAGTCAGAATCTTATAGAGACTATCGATGACAATTCTCTCAATAAAATTCTGATTGCTGCACGTTCTACTAAGCAAATTATTCGTCTTGTTTCTGACTCTGATTTCACTTTACAATTAGAGAAACGCGGATATAACTGGATGTATATTACTAGCAAGACTGGTGCTATCATCAACGGAAACAAAGTTTCTCGCGATCAATTCTTTAATACATTGAACGCCTGGGGACGTGACAATAAAAAGTTTGTTGTGATGCACCACTCTATCCTTTCTGAAGGTATGAATGTAAAAGGACTTGAAGCAGTTCTGTTTATGCGTAATATGGATTACATTGGTATCAGTCAGTCTATTGGGCGTGTAATCCGCCTTGGTGGTGCTGACAAAACCTTTGGACTTGTTTGTGTACCAGTTTTTGATAAAGTCGGTGTAGGCACTGCCAGAAGCGTTCAGGCGGTTGTTGATACTGTATTCGAGCAGGGTGAACCTGCAATCTCTGTAATTAGACGATGATGCCATTCATTAAATCATTGTGAAGAACTCTGAAGTTGTCTTCCTCTCAGCACATAACGTGCTATACTAAAACCGTTCACAAAACAAACCATGAAGTGCAAAGTTCAACTTTTCAAAGCAGGAACTGTATTTGAAGAGGTCGTTGTGGCAGTAGATTATTCTGATGCTGCAAAAGTCGCACTTGCCCGTAATCCCGGTGCAACTGTTATGAGTGTCAACGCTGTATTTTGATGAGTTTCCTTAAACCACACGTTCCTTTTCCAACTATTCTTGATCCTAAACCTAAAAGTCCTTCAGGATTTTGCACTAATGATGGAATTTGGGCGGCAGTCCCATGTGGTAAGAAGTTCATGATTATACATAATGGGTGTCAGGTAAAGACATTCAACACATACAAACAGTCTGTTGATTTTATCAACAATCAAAAGAAAACCCTTAAAAAGAAGTCACGCAAATGACCGATAAAAATGAAAAAAGGCGAGATGCCCTTGGTCTTTTCTATGAAAGTGTTCTAAAACCAGATCATCAACTTCGCCAATGCGCTCACAATCAAGAGTGTTTTAATGAACTGATGGAGTGGCGGCAAGAGGTAATTAGATATTTGGATGAGCGTAGGTTGCAGGAATTTCATTGATGAATGTAACCCAATTCATACTTTTAGGTTTTTTTACGGCAGTAGCATACTTAATCTTTATTGATGAAAGTATTGCTGCTGCTTTTGTATATGTTTTTAAGTTAGTAATTACCAACATTAAACGCCACTGGTGGTGGTTGACTAACAATCCAAAGAATCCTGTGGTAAAATATCTAATATACCGTCGTTCTTTGCGAATTGCTAAGGAATTGATGGTAGAAATAAATAAAGATAAAGAGACATAAACTTATGTTATCTACTGCGTACCGCCTTCGTCTTGAATCTATTTGCCGTTGTATTGCAAACAATGAGGAAGTTCCTCTGGAGGATATGATCTGGGCAGAAAAACTTGCTAAAGCACATACTCTCGCTAGAGATTGGTTGAATAAAGCACGTCGCCAGGCATCACAAGATATTGAAGAGGGTAGTATGGATGATTTTATGAATAGGATGGGATTAGGTGATCCCGACCCATCCAATTACAAAACGGGGTTTGATGGTGCTGATGAAATTGTAGATTGGTTCCAACGTGATAAACCTGATGATTGGAGGCAACGTGACTGAAAAGATTACTCCTGAAACATATGAGAAGATGAATGAAGAATTCATCGAAGAAGGTCTTGCTTTTAGGATTATAGTTCCTACTCAAGAACAAATTGACGATTGGATTGAAAGGAGTAATTATGCTAACTAATTGTACCGTTACTGATAAAGACGGAAAAGTTACCGATTACATCTGGGACGACCAGAAGAAAACTATGGTAAAAGGAAGAATAGAAAAAGAAGTTCCCTGGAGCGTTCTGCATCAAGTAGCAGATGGATTAAAGGGCAAATTGGTTCACATCACCTGTGTAGATCACACAGGTAGGAATTACAAAAGAATTGTTATCGAATACGAGGAGGAAAAGTAATGGACGCAGTAATCTATTCCAACGGCAACCAAGAGTGTGAACGTGCCAAAGTTCTCTTGGAAAAACTTAACTTTCAGATTCACGTTTATAAATTAAATCAACACTTTTCTGCAAGAGGTTTTGTCG